ACTTCAAAATTAGTAAAGAAAACATATAAACCATTATATAAAGGGATGCCAGAAGATTTGTTTAATGAAACCATATTGAAAGTTACAGATAAAGATAGTACTAAATATAAAATATGTTATGATTTTTATATATTAAGAGAAAGTGATGTATCTTTATCGTTTAAATACAACTATACAATAGCAGGTATAAGAAAAATTAAAGATAGAATTAATGATAAAATAAAGGAACTCAAATGAGTTCTTTTTTTGTAGTTTTTTGTATCACTTAAAAATAATACAATGAACATAGAAGGAGAGAAAATAGATGGAAAAATTACAAAAAGGCAATGAGCCAATTGTTAGCACTAAAAAGCAAAATCTATTAATGCTCCTTCTTTTATTTTAAGGAGATGAAAAAATGTTTAACAATCCATACATGAATTCTTACAATCCACAAGCAAGTATAGATAAAATAAATGAACAAATAAACAACTTAGAAAAAATAAGAAGTCAAATACAACAACCAATACAACCTACAAATCTAACGCAAAACTTTCAATTAGCACCTACCAATAGAGATGTTATTAGATACGCAAATTCTATTGAAGAAGTGCAAAGAGATGCTGTTATAGGCGAAACACCATATTTTAGCAAAGATATGAGTATAGTATGGGTTAAGAATTTGAAAGGTAATATTAAGACTTACGAATTGGTAGAAATAATACCTAAAGACGAAAAAGACTTACAAATAGAGTTATTACAAAGTCAAATAGATGAATTAAGAAAAGAGTTGAAAGACAATGAACAAAATATTAGAGATGCTATTACAACAGAAGATGAAAATGATACCGAAGAATGTGATGACGCAAATGGAACAACAATTGAAAAGGGTAAATCCACAAGCATACAAAAATTATCAACAAGCAAGAAAGGAAAATAAAGATCCTAACGAATATTTAAACAATACTATAAATGATTTTTCGCCAGATAAAAGGCAACAATGGGATAGTATGATGTCACAATTTAGATAAGTCTAATTTATAGACTTATTGGAGGGTATATGCTAGTTATGTATCTTCCAATAAATCTATAAACTAGCAATAGGTTTATAGAAAGGAAGGAATTTATGAACGGAGGAATTCAACCAACTGTAGAACTTGCTACTAATAATGGGGGATATCCATATCCAATTTATTATGGAAACAATAGTAATGGTAATGGTTTCTTTGGTGGCGATGGTATATGGGCACTTGTTTTACTGGCTTTATTATTTAATGGAAATAATGGGTTCGGTGGCGGATTTGGTGGAAACAGTGATTTTGCATGGTTATCAAACGGACAAAAAGACATTATGACAAACACTAATAATGGATTTGATACATTACACTTATCTAACCAACTTGACACAGTAAATAGTGGTATTTATTCATTATCTAACCAATTATGTAACTGTTGTGCTGATATGAACCAAACTGTTTCAAATGGTTTCTATAATGCCGAAATAAGTGCAAACAATAGAGCAATAAATCAAATGCAAGATACTTTTGCTTTAAGTCGCCAATTTGCCGATTGTTGTTGTGAAAATCGTTTAGGTATTGCTAACTTAAATAGCACTATTTTAAGCGAAAACTGTGCGGATAGAGCTGCATTAGCGGATGGTCTTAAAGATGTCTTAATCAACCAAACTGCTAACACACAACGCATATTAGACCAATTATGCAATGATAAAATTGATGCTAAAAACGAAAAAATTACTGATCTTCAAAGAGAGTTATTAATGAAAGACTTACAAGCAAGTCAAATAGCACAAAATTCATTTATTGCTCAAGGTTTTGCTAATGAAGTTGACCAATTATATAACAGATTAAGCAACTGCCCAGTACCATCTACACCAGTATATGGTAGAACACCTATATTCACTTGCAACAACAACGGTTGTGGATGCAACGGGTTTAACGGATTAATTTAAGCATATAGTCAATTATGACGCGCTCGATTACGAGAACTTGCTAAAATGCACAAAGAGTGGGCAAGTCCTACTCTTTTTTATTAAAATGCACTATTTTTACAATATTTTGTGCAAAATTATGGAAGGAGAAATAAAAAATGATACAAAGTGTACAAGAATTACCTTTAACTTTAACTAACAATACAAGTGCTATTACTTTTACAAATGATCCAATAAGAACACGTAGTGCTTGTCAAAACAATTGTAATGGTTGGCTATGCCACAATGAAGGAAACCCATTATATCAAATTGTTCAAGGTGGTTATTATGAAGTAAATTTTAATGCAAATGTTTCAAGTGCCACTGCTGGAAGTGTTGCTTTTGGACTTTACCAAGACGGAATTTTAATTCCAGGAACTACTGTTACAACTGAAATAACAACTGTTGGTGTTCCTGAAAATGTTTCATTTTCAAAAACTATTCAAGTATGTTGTAAAGCAGATGCCGATATAACAGTAGCATCAGTTCCAAGTGTTCCCAATTTATCAACTGGTGTAGCAATAGAAACTGAAACACCAATTGTTCAAAGTGCTAATCTTACAATAAAGAAATTATCATAATGAATAATGTAGATTTAGGTTCATTTATATTACAATTAATAAGTTTAGAAATATTGCTTAAAGATTTTAATAATAGCGATTTAATGCAAGAATTACGAACACAAGATGAAAAGTACCTAAAAACAATAATAAAACAAAACGATGAAATCCTAAAACTTTTAAGAAAGGAGGAATACGATGGAAGAACAAGTAATAAAAAAAGTTGATGAAAAAATACAACACATACTTGATGAAGACATAAACACAAATAATTTAGACCACTTATATAAATTAAGTAAGATAAAACATATGGCGAAGGAGGACAAGGAAATGTACGGAAATTATGGTGGAAGAAGACCAGGATACGATAGTTATGGTCGCGGAAACTACGGAGAATATGGAAACTATGGTAATTATGGTGAATATGGTAATTATGGACGTAGAGGACGTGATATGAGATATCGTGGTGATGAAGAAATAGATAGAATATCAGGGGAATATGGAAGATATATGGAAAGCCGTAATAGATATGGTGCTGGTGAAGAAACTGACAAATCATTTCATTATATGACAAAAGCATTAGAAGATTTTATAAAGGTTTTGTATGAAGAAGCAGAAACACCACAACAAAAACAAATGCTTAATGAAACTTTACAAAGAAGTATGAGATAATATGTATAAATATTACAATGCAAATGCTTTGAACAAATATGAAGATGACTGTGTAATAAGAGCAATATCATGTGCAACCGACAAAAGTTGGGATTATGTATATGATTATTTAAGCGATATAGCACAATACGAAGGCACATTATTAGATAAAAGGGAATTTGTAAGAAATTACTTAGATAGAACCTATCAAAGGTTAAATGGAATTTATGGAAGTGTGGGGGAAGTTTCTGCAATGTTTCCAAATAATACCTTGCTTATTACAGTAAGAGGTCATATTTTATGTTCAAAGAATGGCATAGTTTATGACACGTTTGATCCGCGCGACAGAGAAGTGGAGAATGTGTGGCTAGTTAAATAATGGGCTTAAATGCCCTTTATAATGGGTTTATAGCCAAGTGGCAAGGCAAAGGACTGCAACTCCTTTATCGTTGGTTCAAATCCAACTAAGCCCTCCAATATATTCTAAGGACACTATTTGTCCTTTTTTTCGTTTTGTGATATAATAATCACAGGTGATTATATGAATATTGCAATGTACTATACTAGACCGTTTGAAACAGGCGGCGTAGAAAAAACTATGTACGCAAGGGCTAAATATCTAAAGAAACAAGGTCATAAAATAACGTTTGTATTTGCAAGTATAGATAGCCCCTTGGATATGCTAGAAAAATGGGCAACAGTTGGCAACGTAAGACATATTGATATGTGCCAAAACGAAGTGTTTGATTACGTTATATACGATGCGGTATATAATCTAAAAAAAGTAAAAGCACGTAATAATAATTATATCCAGGTAATAAATGGTTGTTTAGTAGATAGCAACGAATGGTATGAAGAAGTTATTCCGTTTAAAAAGTACGTTGCAGTAAGCATGGAAGCAAAAAAACAATTTAAAGAACGCAAAGGTAAAGATTGTATAGTAATACCAAACATAATAGATACCAAAGAAGTACTAAAACTATCAAAAGAAGAAGTAGACATTCCTAAAAAAAAGCATAACTTTTTAATTGTAAGCAGAATAGACCCACAAAAAGGATTTTCTAGATTAAGACCTATACTTGATGAGTGTGAGAAAAAATACGGCAAGGATTACCAGTTTGTAGTAGTAGGAAGTTGCTATCTTTACCCACAATATAGTGAAAAATTAAAAGCGGAATTAACACAGTATAATGTTATATGGCTAGGAAAACAAGATAATCCATATAAATATATGGATTGGGCGGATAGTTTATGGCAATTAAGCGATTACGAAAGTCAATGTATGGTAATGTATGAAAGTCAAATAATAGGTACGCCTTGCGTGTGTACTGACTTCCCAACTGCAATTGAACAGTTAAAAGATAGTAGAGGGTACATTCTAAAGAAAGATTTATCAAATTTAGATTTAGATGCGATAGAAAAACTTAAAAAAGGTTTCAAATATGAGTATCCTGATTATGGTAAAAATTGGCTAGAATTAATAGAACCAGTAAAGAAGCAAAACTATAAATTTAGTATAATAATACCAAACTATAATAATGCTAAATGGCTAGAAAAATGCTTAAATAGTGTATTAAATCAAACATACAAAAACTATGAAATTATTTTTATTGATGATATGAGCGAAGACAATTCACTAGAAATAGCAAACAATATGTTAAAGCAACCACATAAGGTATTAAAGGTACCATATAAAAAATACAATGGTGGAACACGTAATATAGGCATAATGGAAGCAACAGGGGATTATATAATTTGCCTTGATAGTGATGATTGGCTTAAACGTGATACAATCTTACAAGAAATCAATGACAATTTGTTTGATGAAGATGTTATGTTCCTAGGATTTGACTTATATAAAGATGGAAAAGAAGACCTATTCCCATTTAGGCCAAACTATCAAACAATGTATGATGCGTTTACTAATGATGTGTGTGCTATATGGACAAAGGTAGTTAAAACTAATATTTTAAAAGATACACTATTTCCTGAAAGCACACTTGCTGAAGATAGAGTACACCATTACAGAGTATGTGAAAAATCTAATAGTTTTACTTGTTTAAATACTTCTACGCACGTATGGAATAGAAGTAATGCAACAAGTGTAACAACTAAACGTGAAGCAATGTGGGAAATGAGTATATATAAACACTTAGGGGAAATGTATTATTTCATAGCAAATACAAAGAATGAAAAATACAAACAATGGGTTCAGGTTAAATTCAACAAGCAATGGGAAGAACTTGCTAATAGAAGGTATCAACAAATTTAATGGCAACTTCACACGCGATATTTAAACCTGAGATTGCTTACTATTTGAAACATAAATTTCCTAAAGATATTAAAATACTAGATGTGGGAGCAGGTGAAGGCACTTGGCTACATTACCTTCAAGACTATTTTATCAACGTTGAAGCAATAGAAATATTTAAACCTAATATTATTAACTATGATTTAGAAAATCGCTATCAAAAAGTCTATAATGCCGATATACGAGCGTTTGAGTACGATTTTTACGATGTTATTATATTTGGAGATGTAATAGAACATCTAGAAGTAAATGAGGCTCAAATGGTCTTAAAATACGCTTATACAAGGTGTAAGGAAATGATAGTGGCAGTACCTTATTTAAACCCACAGGGAATAGAAGAAGAAAATATATATGAAATTCACAAACAGGATGACTTAACTGATGAGATAATGAAAGAAAGATATCCTTATTTAAGAAATGTTTTTAAAAATAGTTACTATGGATATTATGTAAAGGAGAACGGATATGAAGAATTATGTAGTAAAAGCAGTTAGAAACTTTGATGATGTAGAAGAAAAAAATGAAATGGGAGGAAATACACCAAGATTTGCAAATATAAGTGTATGGAATTGCACAAAAGAGAGATATGAATATTTAAAAAATCATAATGCCGTTGTATTAATGGGTATTGATGAAATTAAAGAAGAACCAAAAAAAGAACCTGAAATAAAGATATTATCACAATCACCAATAGAAGAATTAGAAAAAGCAATAAATGTTAAAGCGGAAATAACAACTACTAAACCTAAAAAGAAAAAAACAAGCAAGAAATAATCTTGCCTTTTATACGCACTTGGTGTAATGGTAGCATAATGGTCTCCAAAACCATTGATACACGTTCAAATCGTGTAGTGTGTGCCATTTTTGACAATTGGTATTGCGTATGCTATACTAATTATAGAATTGAAGTCTAGTTGCACACGACACAAATAAGTGGATAAGTCAAACTTAATGACAAAAAAGAAAAGGAGAAAATGTTATGGAAGATAACAAAGACACGAAAGTGGAAACAGTAGAAGAAACTGAAAAAGTTGAAACTACAAAAACTTACACAAAAGAAGATTTGGATAATTCATTCAATGCCGGCGTAAAAAAAGCAAATAGTGAATGGCAAAAAGATGAAAAATACAAAGAATTTCTAGAGTGGAAAAAAACTAATCAAAGTGATAGTGAAAAATTAGCTGAATTGCAAAACTCTGTAAACACTTTAACAAAGGAAAATAATTTACTTAAAGCAACAAATGAAGTTGCAAAAAGTGAAGTAAAACCAGAATTTTTAAAGTTTGTAACAAGTGAAGTAATGTCTATGACTAATGAAACTACCAATTTTGAAACAGCACTTAAAAATTACAAAAAAGAAAATCCACAATATTTTGGGGAAGTTGTAGTTAAAAAAGTGCAAAGTTCACCTATTTTAAATAATGGTGGATCAAAACCTCAAAGCGTTAATGACATTGTAAATAACGCATTAAGAGGTGCAATATCAAAATAGAAAAAGGAAGGATGAATTATAATGGCAGTAGGAATTACAAACGATGATGTAAAAGCATTAGAGGAAACTCAAGTAGTCAATGAAATATTTGAAGGAACTATTAGAAATTCAAAGGCACTTCAATTATTCAAAAGATTACCAAACATGTCAAGCAAGCAAACAAAGTTAAGAATATTAGATAGTCTACCAATCGCTTACTTTGTTGACGAAACTGAAGATAATGGTAGAAAAAACATAACTAAACAAGCATGGGATAACAAATACATTACTGCAGCTGAAATTGCAGTAATAGTACCTATAAAAGAAAACGATATAGCTGATAGCGATGTAGATTTATGGGCACAAATAAGACCAAGAATTGAAGAAGCATTTGGTAGAAAAATTGATAGTGCTATGCTTACAGGTGTAGGAAAACCAACAGATTGGAGAAAAGGTTTAATACCATCAATAATTGAAGTTGGTAAAGAAGTAAATGAAACTGGGAATTTATATAGAGATATAGATGCAGTAATGTCAAAAGTTGAAGAAAGTGGTTATGATGTAAATGGTCTAGTTGGTGGAGTTGGTTTAAAATCTAAATTCCGTTTAATGACTGACACAACAGGTCAACCATTAAATACAACTGAAATTGGTTCTTTAACAAGAACATTTGTAAACAATGGTACTTGGGATAAAACTAAATCAGTATTAATTGCTGGTGACTTTGGTCAAGCAGTTTATTCAATTAGACAAGATTTAACTTTCAAATTATTAACTGAAGGTATTATTCAAGATCCAGATACTGGAGATATCTTATACAACTTAGCACAAGAAGATATGGTTGCTTTAAGATGTGTAATGAGATTAGGTTGGGAAATACCAAATCCAGTAAACGCTGAAGATGAAACTGAAGCACGTTTCCCATTTGCTTCATTAAAACCAGAAGGAACAGTAAGTTTATAATATAAAGGAGGCATTTTATGACATTTGAAGGACAATACCTAACATATGCAGAATATATCGCTTTAGGTGGTTCTGCAATTGGCGAAATGCCTTTTAATTTATTAGAATTTGAAGCAAGGCGACAAATTGATATAAATACCCAATTAAGATTAAAAAATAGTGAATATATACCACAAGAAGTTAAATTGTGTGAAAATAGTTTGATAAATAGCATAATGGAATTTGCAAAATCAAAATTTGCTGCACAAACAAATGATATTAAAAGTGAAAGTATAGATGGTTATTCCGTTTCAAAACTAACACCGGATATGATAAAAGAAATAGTGACATCACATAAAATAGAAATTGATGACACAATAAGAACATATCTATCATTAGTAGAATTCAAGGGTGAACATCTTATGTATTGTGGGATAAAATGATAACCAATTCAAGTTTAACAATATATCATAAATTAGATGGTTACGATACCACTACACACTTTGAATTGTGGAAAAAATATAACTATGAAAACGTATGGTTTTTTGGTGGTAAAGGTGCTGGAATTAATAAAGGATACGATAATGCAAATGATGTTGAAATAAGAATTCCTTATGGAAAAAATGCTGATTTAGACATTACTAAATTTGCAATAGGTGACATAATAGTACAAGGCACGCTTGATTTTGAAATAGAAACACAAGACGACTTAAAAAACTATCAAATTTATACGATAACAAGCATTAAAAACAATAATTTTGGCCTTAACACACACATACATTTAGGTGGAAAATAATGCCCGTTAAATTAGAACCTACAAGCAAAATAAAAGCACGTTTAGGATTACAACCTAATGGGCGAGCACAAAAGTTTTTTACAAATACTTGTTATAAACGCATGACTAAATATGTTCCTGAGAGATATGGCAATTTAAGAACAACAGTTGATATAACAAAAAACACAATTACTTACGAAATGCCATATGCACGATATCAATATTATGGTATTAGGGAAGATGGCACACATAAAGTTGAAAATTACACTAAGCCTGGAACAGGAACTTTTTGGGATAAACGTATGGCAAGTGCCGAAATGCAAGATATTGTCAAAGAGGTACAAAATTATATTGGAGGTAAATAATGGCAATAACAGATTATAGAATATCAAAAGTTAGAATTTATTTGTTTGATATAATAAACACATTAATAAATGATACAAACTTTCAAATTAATGCCAATATGTTATCAAATAAAATTGATGATTATTCATTAGATAAAATGCCTGTGGATACAGATGCTGAACCACCTTGGATTATAGGTGTACAAATAAAAAAAGATGTATATTCTTTTAGAAGTAGAAAATCTTACTCACAAGACACTATTACAAATCTTAAAAACATGGGTTTTTTTGAACAATTTGAAAGAGCAATAAATTATAATAATAAAAATGGCATTTTGCCTGAAATAGAAGGAATAGAAAGTATTGAATGTTTAAATCCATTTACAATGGTAGACAACAATGATGGAACAACTGCGGAATTTGACATTCAAATACAAATAACATATAGAGATAATGGAGAAGGAGGGTCAACAAGTCTATGAAAATAATAGCAAATAAAGATTTCACAACCAAATATGAACAATATGTAAAAGGTGATGAAATAAAAAACTTAACATACGAACAAGTAGTAAAACTAAATGAATTAGGCTTTATAGAACCTCTTAGTTATAAAGATTTAGTGCTAGTTAAAAGAGAACTAGAAACATCTAACAAGAAAAAGGAGGAATTATAATGGCAGATTTTGTACCAAGTGGAATTGAAAAAATCAAAAGAAGTCAATTCTTAACTTATTTGAACACTGGAACAAGTGCATTACCAACTTGGAGCATTTTAGGTGTAGGTATTACTGAATATGGCATATCTTACAATCCACAAGTTGATACTGAAAAATGGATTATAGAAGATAATGCTAGAACCGACCATTCATCAAATCAAAAACAAGGTAGTGTAACTCAAAAATGTTACAAAGGTGATGCAGTATTTGAATTTGTAAATGCTGGTAGGGATCAATTAAACTATAAATCACAAGTGCTTGACATAGATAGATGGAATGGTACTGGTTCAAGTTATCCAGCAAAAATGAATGACGTAATAATTACAGTTACAAATTATATGGGTGAAAATGCAGAAATAGAATATGATATCTATTATGATGGTGATGCAATTGAAGGAACTGTAACATTTATTGGTAGCACACCAACATTTACACCAACAACAAGTTTATAATAAAACCTATAAGGGTGGGGCATAGACCCTGCCCTTTTAATTTAGAAAGAGAGGAGAGTATAAAATGACAGATAATTTTATACAGTTAAGTAAAAGCGATGTTCTACGCTTAGGAATTAGAACTGATGAAGGAAAGGAAACAGGAGAATATCTTGAATTTGATTTAGAAGATATAGAGTTACCTTTAAGATACCAAGAATTATTAGAAAAAGATAAAAGAAATAGGGAAAATTTAAGAAATCAAATGTTAATTATTGATAAAAGAGAAGATGTTAAAGGCAAAAAACTTTTAACCAAAAATCAAGAAGATAAAATAAAAGTGTTAAACGAATTTTTTATAAAAGAAGTTGAAGTATATAATATGTTTTTGGGGGCACGTGGTGTGGAAAAACTTTTAAATGGAAGAAAGTTTACTTGGAACACATTAGACGAAATAGATGATATAATTGAAAAACAAATAGCCCCAAAACTAGATATAAGTATGGATAGAATTACAAACAAAGTAAAGGCAAAATATAGTCAAGCAATAGAACGAAACAAAGAAAAAATTGAAGTGGTAGAATGAGTTGTATAAAAAAAATACAAATAGAAAATACAATTTATAATGCTAACGTAGATTTTAGGAACATAATAGAGTGCAATAGAATTGCTGATGATGGTGAAATAGGCGATTTTGAACGCGTTTTGGGTATTATTTGCACACTTTATGGTGCTGATGCGTTAGATAAACCTGATCACTACGAAAAGTTGCTTAAATGGGCTTTAAACTACATATCTTGTGGCAAAGGAGTTGCCGAGAAAAAGGAACAACCAGATATGGACTATATAGAAGATATGGAATATATAGAGGCAAGCTTTATGAGTGATTATAGTATAGACTTAGAAAATACCGAGATGGATTGGCAAAAATTTAATAAATTAATCAATGGTTTATCAAATAGCGAATTAGGAAATTGCTGTGTATTAAATAGAATACGAAATTTAAGAAATTTTGATGTAAGTAAAATAAATGACAGTAAAGAACGTCAAAAAATGACAGACGCCAAAGAATTGGTTGCATTAAAAAAATATAAAAAAGAAAATCATTTAACCAAAGAGCAAGAAGAAAGTATGCAAAGATTGAATGAAATAATAGGTTTATAGAGGGAGATGACTATATGGATGGAGAAGTAATTATAAAAACAAAACTGGATACAAAATCCTTTGATGCACAAATTGTTGCGACTGAAAGAAAATTACAAAATTTAGAGGATGAATACGAATTAGCATCAAAAAAAGACAACTTTGATAAAAATTCTGAGGGTGCAATTAGGTTAAGAAAAGAAATTGAAAAATGCACAAATGAATTAATAAGATTAAGGGCGCAACAAGACAAACTTGACAATAATAGTTATGACAACATAAAGAAAAAATTAGATGATATTGGTAAAAACACAGAAAAAAATACTAAAAAAGTTGCAAAATGGGCATTAGCAATATTTGGTGTTAGAAGTGCTTATATGTTTGTAAGAAACGCTATAAACAATTTATCCGAAAGTGACCCACAATTAAAAGCAGATATAGATTATATAAAGGCAGCATTAGTAAGCGTAATAGAACCAATAGTTAGAAGAATTGTAGATTTTGTAAAACAACTTTTAATGTATATAGGTTATATAATCAAAGCGTGGACAGGTAAAAATATATTTGAAAACGCTAATAAGAACCTAAAAGGTGCTAATAAACAAGCAAAAGAATTACAAAAAACAATGACAGGTTTTGATGAAATGAATGTTTTAAACAAAAATTCTTCTGGTGGTGGAGAAACAACAACTGCTCCAAGTTTTGATTTATCAAATATAGATAATATGGAAGTGCCTGGATGGATACAATGGATAGCAGACAACAGAGAAATTGTAATTGGAACAATAATAGGAATTGCTACTGCGATTGGTCTTATCAAGTTAGGGGGGTTAATAAAAGGAATTACTGATTTAGGAACTAAATTAACACCAATAGGAAAATGGATAGCAAAAAATTCTAAAGCAATTGCAGGTGTAACAGCAATAGCAGTAGGTTTGTATGAAGTAATAAGAGGGGTTGTTCAATATTTAAAAGACCCTACTTGGAATAATTTTTTAACTATTCTACTAGGAATAATCACAACAGCAACAGGAGTATTCTTATTATTTGGTGGAGTACCAGCATTAATAACTTTAATTATAGGTCTTGTTGGTGCGTTAGTATTAGTAATAGTTAAAAACTGGAACAAAATTGTTGACACTTTAGAAGGCGTAGCGAAATGGATATACAATACGATAATAAAACCTATTGCCGACTTCTTTGTATGGCTATGGGAAGTAATAACAACAGGTTTATCTATTGCTTGGGACTTTATAAAAGGAATATTTAGTGCATTTGCTGACTGGGTAACAGATAATGTTATAAAACCAGTTGCAGATTTGTTTACAGGCTTATGGGATGGAATTAAAGACACTTTTGTTAAGACTTGGGACTTTATAATTGATGCTTTTTCAAAAGGCGGAAAAATATTTAAAGGAATTGGTGAAGGAATTTTAAATGTATTTAAAACAATAGTAAATGCTTTAATAGATGGAATAAACTTTGTTATTAGTTTGCCATTTAAAGGCATAAATGGACTATTAAACACAATTAGAAATGCAGGAGTTTTGGGCGTGTACCCTTTTAAGGGGCTATGGAAACAAGACCCTGTTCCAGTACCTAAAATACCAAAATTAGCAAAAGGAGCAATAGCAAGTTATCCAGGACGTGGCATACCAACAACAGGTGGTGGAGCAAGATGGGCTGAGGCTGGCCAAGAAGCATATTTACCATTAACTGATGAACAAATTATGAGTACTCTTGGTGAAAATATAGGAAAACATGTGACTATACATGCAACAATAATAAATCAAATGGGTAATAGAACATTAAGTAGACAATTAAAAATTATAAAAGGTGAAAGCGATTTTGCATTTAATAGATAGGTGGTGTTATAATGTTTTTAGATAATAATAGTATTATAATAAATGGTATTTCTATGGGGCAATATATTGTTGAAGCAAAATATGGATACAACAAATTATGGTCAAGTGACAGTGGCAGAAACCTTGCCGGTACTCAAAGTGGAACTCTCGTAGGAATATTCCCAAAAATAATATTGCAATTTAGAAAATTAACAAAAGAAGAACTTGAAATAGTTGCACCTATCTTAGATAGTGTAAGACAAAATGTTACATATTATGATCCTAATAAAAAAGCAAACGTAACAATGGTTACATATACAGGTGATTATGAAATATCAAACAAAGGCAAAATAAGTAATGGAAAGAAAAATCAAGGGTTTAGTTGTTCATTTATTGCAGTAAATAGGAGAGTGTAATATGAAAGTTCACACAAATGAATTCAAACAAAATGTAAAACTTTTTGGTAGGGAATTAGATAGTATAATTACATACGAAAGTAATGGGGAAACAGTTGTATTAGGAAATGAAACACTTAATTCTGTTTCTCCAATATTTGAAAGTGCTATATTAAAATCTGCTATGAAAGAATTAAAAATAGATAGTAATGTTGAGATACCAATAGGAACAGTTATAAACTACCAATTTGGTGTAAAAACAAGATATGACGTTGTTGAAGATTATAGATATAATTATGATTACATAGATTTTGGGAATTACATTGTAAAAGAAGTAGAAAAGCAAGAAGATGTAGATAGTTATAATATCATTTGCTACGATAAAATGCTATATTCAATGGTAGATTATGAAGCAATGAATATAACTTATCCAATAACAGTAAAAAATTATATAAATGCTATCTGTATCCATTTGGGTTTAGAATTTGCAAATTCAAATGATACTTTTGCAAATTATGACAAACAAATAGCAACAGAGTTATATTTAGATAGTGAAGGCAATTCATTAGGTTATACATTTAGGGATGTATTAGATGAACTTGCACAAGTAACAGCAAGTACAATTTGTATAAATGATGATGATGAACTTGAAATTAGATATATAAATGATACTGGCGACACAATAGATGCAGAATATTTAAAAGATGTTAATGTAAAATTTGGTGAAATGTATGGTGCAGTAAATACAATTGTATTGTCAAGAGCAGGAGCAGACAAAATATACAAGTCTTATCCTGATGATTTGCCAGAAGACCAACGAAAAGCAATAGAAATAGCCGATAATCAAATAATGAATGGGAACGATAGAGATACTTATTTAACAGACATATTGAATAGATTAAATGGTTTACAATACTATTTAAATGATTTTTCTAGTACAGGTATTACATATTATGATATGTGCGATAGGTATAATATTCAAATTGGTGAAGATGTTTATTCTTGTATAATGTTTAATGATGAAATAAATATAACACAAGGTTTAGAAGAAAATGTATATACTGATTTGCCAGAAGAAAGTGAAACAGATTATACAAAAAGCGATAAAACCGACAGAAGAATAAATCAAACATATTTTATTGTTGATAAACAAAATCAAGTAATAGAAAGTGTTGTTACAAATGTAACAGAACAAAATAATAAAATTTCTCAAATAACTCAAACAGTTGATGAATTAAATTCTAAAATAAGTGATATAGCAGACATTACAATATCAGGAGAAAGTAATTATGCCACATTTACACTTGAAAATATTAATCAAAGTGAACCAATACAAATTAAGGTAAAGCCAATAACTGAAAATATTAGTCATTTATATCCAAACGCAAATTTATTTCCAAGCAATAGCACATATTTAAAAGTAAGAACAATAAGATTTCATAATGATACAACAGATACAAATGTTGATTATGTGCTACCAGATGATTTATTAATTTATGATAGTACACATTATGACGAATTTTATTTAGATTATGATAGTCAAACTTGTCAAATAACAAAAAAATGCAAATATAATGCAGATGGGTCAGTTGGGCTATTGCCTACTGAACAAATTGTAAACTATCCGTATCCAAGTATCATACTTGAAGATGGAGATTATACACTAACATTGTTAGGATATGAATATGGTTACTTATTTATAAGATTAATGGCAAAGAATATTTACACAAGTCAATTCTACACAAAAGCAGAAACAGATAGTCATATCAATCAAAAAGCAGATGAAATAGAATTGGGTGTAAGTCAAACATTAACAAATTATTCTACTACCAGTGAAATGAATAGTGCAATAAATGTGAAAGCAAACGAAATAAATAGCGTGGTTGCAACAAAAGTTGGCAACAATGAAATAATTTCAAAAATAAATCAAACTGCTGAAAGCATTACAATTAATGCAAACAAAGTAAATATAAGTGGTATGATAACTGCTATAAATAATGATACATCAACAACAATAGATGGAGATAAAATCACAACTGGAACTATTACTGCTTCACAAGTTGATAGTAGTGTAATAACAACCTCAAATTTATCAGCACAAAATATAAGTGCTAGTCAAATAAAATCTGGAACTTTGAGTGGCGATAGAATTTCTGGTGGAACAATAAACATTAGCACTAAGGGTGGTGGATATTTATCAGCAGGGGCAAATACAACGCACGTAAATGTGTCTGGGTTAAATGTTACAGGTAATGCTGGAATTAATATAAAAAATTTAGGTTTTAATAGCAACGGAAGTAGATTTACTTTTTCCGGAGGTATTAATAGTCCTTATATTACAGTAACAAACGATTTAGAAGTAGATAGAGATGCAATCGTTTATGGGGTTTTTAAGACAAATCAAATAAAACCAGGAGGATATTTACAAATAGCAACTGGTGGTAGAACAGGTTATGGAACAAACCCTGGAAGTATATATATGTATGCTTCTGCACACATTACAATAAACGCTGCCTACGACCATTATGTTTATATTGGAAATGCTAATGTAGGAAATGCAAGAGCAGCGACATCAAGTAGTGGACCTTCATCAAGGTGTTTAAAAACAGATATAACAGAGTTTAATAATAATGAGTATGAAGATGCACTAAAACTTCTTAATGATATAAAATTGTATGATTATAAGTACAAATATAATATACATCCTAAAAAAGAACAATTTGGTTTTATGATTGACGATTTATTAGAAAACAAACTGGCAGATAAATTTTTCTACTTTAAAGATGAAAAAGCAGGAATAAACAAAAACAATTACTTAGACTATTTTGCTGGCGAAGAAAATAAAGAAAATTTGCCAATAATAAATTTTAAAAGATATGATGAAGAAACATTAATAAAATATTTATTAGTTGTGTGTAAAGCGTTGCAACAAAAAATGAATAAATTGGAGGGAAAATAATGGAAAAACCAACAATAATAAAATTAAAAGAAACTGAACAACAAATTATTGAAGTAATCAATAAATGTGAAATACCAGTGTTTGTGTTAAAACCAACAATAGAAAAAATATTAATGCAACTAGAATTATTAGAAAAACAAGAGTACGAAACTGAATTAAAAAGATATAATGAAACATTAGAAAAAAATACTACTGAATTAGAAAGTGAGAGTGATAAATAATGGCATATACAAAAACAACTTGGGTGAATGGTCAAACACCCATAAATGAAACAAACTTAAACCATATAGAACAAGGAATATATGATAATGACCAAGCAATATCTGGTATAAATGTGCCAGAAGTGAAAACTTCAAATACAACAAGTGATACAGATGTATATAGTTGCAATTATGTTAATAACAAATTACAAGATACTGGATGGATAGAATTACAAACAGAACAAGGTTTTACACCAACATCTTGGAACAAATTAAAATATAGAAAGAAAAACGGTATTGTATGTATTACTGGCTCAGTAGATTTAACAGAAGCAACAAGTTGGACAAAATTAATTACAACTTTGCCAGAAGGATGTAGACCACCTACTGAACTTGACATATATTGTAGATCAAGTAATAGTGGCTATCCATTTATGGTAGCAGTAAATGCAGATGGAACAATAAGAACATTAAGTGAAATAATAACTGGAAGTGATGCAGGAAGTGGGACAATATTCATTTTCATAACATTCATATCATAGTTAGGTGGTGATGAAATGATAAAAGAAAAAATAGCAAAACTAATAGATTTAAAATCACTAATAACAATAGCAGTAACAATAGCATTTGTTTGGGGGTTTATAGTTGGCAAAATTGAAGCAAAAGACTTTTTAGTATATGTTGCTATGATATACACATTTTACTTTACAAAAAAAGATGAAACAAAGGGTATTGGATAGAAAGGAGAATAAAATGACATATCAAGAATTTAAGAAAAAATATGATGGTAAATTCATAGATGTAGATGGACAATATGGCGCACAATGTTGGGACTTGGGACAAAAATATTTTACTGAATGTCTAGGACTTCCTGCAAGTGTTCTAGGTGGCTGTGGTTTAGTAAGTAATATGTTGTATCCACCAAAAAGAACCCAACTAGATAAATATTTCAACGAAGTATCTATTGAAGATATGCACGAAGGTGATGTAGTTATATGGGAATATGGACATATTGCTATATGGGACCATTGGGTGAGAAACACAAACACAAATTATTTCTTTTCACAAAACCCTAACCCTTGCCAAGTAATACCTATTAAACACGATGGTATGCACGCGTTTAGATTAAAAGATGACAGTCCCAAACTACCAACACCAGTAGAACGAGATACAAGTGTTAATCAAGTAGAAGTATTAATTGACAACTTAAATGTAAGAATTAAGCCATCAGCAAAGGTACAAAGTTTAGGTTTTGCAAAAAAAGGATTTTATAATGTAATTGATAGTGCAAAAGTAGAAGGATACTTATGGTACAAAATAGGTGAACAAAACTGGATAGCATATAGTGATGAATGGGCTAAATATTATCCAAAAGAAGAAACTGACTATAAAAAACTTTATGAAGAAGCATTGGTTACCATAGCAGAAAAAGATGAAGAAATAAAGGTTTTACAAATTAAAATAGATGAAGCCATCAAAGTATTACAATAAGAAAGTGTAAGAAATTTACACTTTTTTTATTTTTTTGCATTTTTAGTATTGACATAGTACATAAAAAGTAGTACAATGTATATAACAGCAAGAGATAAAACATTGGAAATGAAAGGAAGATGAAAGAAATGAAAAAGAAAAGAGTATTAAAAAAATGGGTAGTGATAGCATTATTATGTTTTGTATTATTTACAAGTCTATGTCTACCAGAAGCAAAGAATACAGAAGCACTAACAACAGTATTATTTATTAATTGTATGATTATGCTAACATTAATAATTAATGAATTTCAAAAAATAAATTAAGGAGGGATAAAAATGAAAAGTAAGAAAATAAATGTTTGGGTTTACATATTGTGTTTTGTATTAGGGATTATAACTGCAATAATAATAGATAATGTGATATGTAAAATTAATAATAAAAAGTTAAAAGAAAGTATTATCTATGAAATTGAAATAAAAGAAGAATATATTAATTTAAGACCAGAAATAGACTTAAATAGTAAAATTATAAAAAAAGTTTATAAAGGTCAAAAATATCAAGTTGTTGAATATTACGAGGGTAATGTTTATAATTGGTATAAAATAATTTATGATGATAATAAAACTGGCTGGATAGCAAGCAATAAAGATAATAGTTGGGTTACAATTATTAGTGAGGAGGAATAAAAATGAATTTAATAGATTTTGTAATGGATGAGTTAAGTGAGAAAGGAAAGATAAAAATGAAATATACACAAATAGAAGATTTAATTAAAGATTTAGAAAAATTAGATAAGGAACAATTTGATACAATGCAAGATATGATAGAAAAATTTAAAGACAAATTAGAAGATTATTTAATATGGGCAGATGAAGACATTGCTTATTATAATGATCACAAACCAAGCGAAGATATTGATAAAATTATTGATGAACAAAAAATAAAAGAACATTTTGGTGATTAATATGGATGAAAGTAAACAAAATCAAAGACTGTTTAAACAAAGAGCAATAAATTATTATAGTACTTGTCTTCACTGTGAAAAGTGTGGGCATTCACTACAAGTAATAAGAAGAAATAAAGCATTTTGCGAATGGTGTGGTAGATACATATTTAAAAATAAAAAAGACGAATTTGAATATAGGTTAAAGGAGAGATTAAAATGAAACATAATTATATGGATTTGCAAGAAGCACTAAAAGAAATATGTAAACAAGTAAAAAACGGGAAAATGAAAATTGTGAATATTTCTTGTGAACCAAACATACAACCAATATATTTAACTGATAGTCCAGAAGAAGTAAAAAGAAAAGAACAGTTGGAATATTATGAATATAATGTAACATTTAGAAAATATTACAGAAAAGGAGAATGAAAATGAAAATAATAGATTTATTAAATAAAATAGCAAATGGAGAAGAAATAAAAAACTTTAAATATGATAAATACACATTTGAGTATGATACACACTATAAAAATTGGTACGACGAAAATGACACTACATTTTTTGACCATTTTGGGGAATTAAATAAAGAAACTTTAAATAAAGAAGTAGAAATTATAGAAGAAAACAAAATACCTGAAAAATTAAATCAAACATTTTTAGCATATATAGACAAAGAATATTTATTAGAAAAAGAAGATGTTGATAGAAAAATCAATGAGATTATAAATAGATATAACATATTAGTTGATAAAGTATCAGATTATCTTAAAAGCAAGGGAGAATAAGTATGTTAGGAGTAATGCAATCACATAAATATATTTTATATTTTAAAAGTAATGACATTTATAGATTTGAGCCATTTGATAATAGATTAAAAATGAATAATTTTATAAGGCAATATGATATTAGAACATATTATATACAACAAAATTGGTAAAGGAGAATAAGTATGTCATATAAAGATTTTAAAAAATGGTGTAATGAAAGAGCCTGTGATGGTTGTTGGAGTTTAAAACAAGCACAATTTTGTATAGATGTAATGAAATATATAAATGCACATTGGTTTTGGCAAAGAGAAAAAGTTTGGAAACAAGAATATGAATATTTGACTTATTTACAAGTGATAAAGCCTATTAATGATATTTTAGAAAGCAAAGGTGAATAAGTATGAAATTACTAGCCAAATTATTTATTCCTAAAAATACACCATATTGTCATCATAGTTTTAAACCTAATAAAAAGTATGGTATAAGTGCTAAACCTTGTAGATATTTTACTTATAAATACAATAAAGAATGGGGTTGCAAAGCCGAATATTGTAAATATTTAAAAGATTATTTATCAATACAAGACCAAGTAAAAGATTGTGATATAAATGAAGATTATGATTTAGAAAGTAAAGGAGATGAATAAGTATGAATAAAGAAGTAGAAGAAATAAATGATTTAGTTGATTTAATGTTTAATTTTGATTTTGAAGAATTAAAAAAAGAAAAATCAACATTAGAATTAATAAATAAACAAAAACAAGAAATAGATAAATTAAATAAACAAGTACAAATAATGGAAAGATATTTAGAATTGATATATGATTTAGGTTATGACTACGATGGTTTTAATAAAGAAGAAGATTTAAAAAGTTTAATAGATGAGTTATGCAGATTTGCAAGTTTAGGTAGGGCGTGTAATACAACAGAATATATATATGGAAGTGATGGGAAAAGGTATAATATTTTACACGAAGAATTGAAAGGGGAATAATATGAAATGTTACATAAGAAGGTGCAAATATAATGATAAAAACGAATTAATATGGCTAGACACATACTTAAAACCATACTATGATGAAAGAAAACAAGAATACACATATATTACTCATTGGGTATGTGATAGAAAAGAAGCCACAATGTTTAATACTGTAAAAGAAGCAAAGTGGTTTATAAAAACATATGGTGTAAAAAAAAGTGATGTTTACAAAATATGATTGACATAGTACATAAAAAGTAGTACAATGTATATGTAAGGTGGTGATAAAGAGTGTATAAATTCAAAACACAACTTAAAGATAAAGCATTAAATGGTAGAACAATAACAAGCATATCAAAAATAATTGGTATTACATCTTGTTACTTAACGGCTATATTAAATGACAAGAAAGTTTGTTCAAAGCCAATAGCATATTGTATAACAAAATGTTTAGATAAGAACAAAGAAATTGACTATTATTTTGAAAGGGATGATGATAATGAAATTAAGTCAATGTGATATTATATTAAAAGCAATGCTAGAAAACAGAAATATTAAAGAATGGACTGCAAAAGATTTTCAAAGTGGCAAATATTTTGTTGGATATGAAGCAACTGCTAGAATGAGTGATCTATATAGAATGTATCCCAATCTTATTATAGTAGGAAAAGATGGAAGATTTAGGACACTAAGTATAGATTGGAACAATACAAAAAAAATTGCAGATGAAATTAATAGATTGAAGGAGTATGAAAATGGAAACGAAAATTAAAAAAAACCAAACTGCGGAAATTCCTACAAAAAATGGTAACAAATATAGTTATCAATATGTGGATATAGCACAAATACATGATTATTTAGAGCAAAATGGTATGAGTTATTACCAATATGTAGATAGAGTAGATGGCGATGACTACATAATGACAGTAAAAATAATCAATGGTGAAGAAAAAACACCACTTAGAGGATCAAGGGTTGTTGATGCAACATTATTTGGAAATGATAATCCAGCACAAAAACAAGGTAGTGCATTGACATACGCAAGAAGATATAGTTTGTTAATGGCATTTGGATTAGCAACTGAAGATGACGATGCAAACAGTTTAAACACTAACAATAGTGAAATTAAAATAACTGATAAGCAAAAAGAATTATTAAAAAAATTATATAGCAATGACGAATTACAAGAAATAGCAATGGAAAACAAAATAACAAAATTAAAAGATTTAAGTATGAAAGTTGCAAGCGATTTAATAAGTGAAAGGATGGGGCATTAATGAATGATGTTGTAAGAATAGAAAATAATGAAATTGTCATAGATACAAAATTTATAGAAAAATATAGAAAATTTAAAAAAATGCAACTTGAAATGGAAATTGCAGAAAAAGAATTAAAAGAAAATCTAAAAAATGCAATGGAACTAACAGGAAAACAACATATAATTTTAAAAGGTTTTAGTGCTAGTATAAAAGATGGCTATGATAGAACGTCAATAGATACTACAAAATTAAAAAAAGAATTGCCAGATATTTATGAAAAATATTCTAAAACAACAAAAGTTGGAAGTTCCATAACAATATCAGTTGAGTAAATACGAAGTTGAATATATAGATGAAGAACATATTTATTTGATAAACGGAGTAATAACAAAAAGTGTTACTCAAATACTTCATCTATTATTTCCTGACAAATATAAAAATGTGGATATTAATATATTAAGTGCAAAGGCAAAATATGGAACTGAATTACATAATTATATAGAACAATATGAAAATGGAATAATAACACAAGAAATAAATTATATACAGGAAATAAGTTTTAAACAATATTTAAAATTAAAAGAAAAACATAATATTGAAGTAATAGAACAAGAAAAAATAATTAATTACAAAGATGTGTATGCTGGTAGGTTTGATATGATTGCAAAAGTAAATAATGAATTATGCTTATGTGATATAAAAACTACTGCACAACTTGATCTAGAGTATTTAAGTTGGCAATTAAGTTTATATGAATTTGCATATGGTAAAAAATTTGATAAATTATATGCAATATGGTTGCCAAAAAAAGATTTAGGAAAATTAGTAGAAGTTAAAAGAAAATCTAAAAAAGAAATTAAGGAATTATTAGAAAGGTTAAATGGGTGAAAATATGGGATTAATTATAACAAGTATTTTATTAATGATTATAACTATGGTCTTATTATGTGCAAATGTAAAAGATTATGGAAAACTTGAATTTAAGTTTAGAAAAAGAATGTTTTTTGCATTATGTTGGTTAATTATAATTTTATTTGGATGTTTTAGTACAGTTAAAACAGGGGAAATAGGAATTAAAACTAAATTTGGAAAAATAACTAATGTAACTAGAAATGAGGGTATTGTATTTAAAAGCCCACTAGAAAAAGTTATTATATTAAATTTAAAAATTCAAAAATATGAAAATGAAAAAGAACTAGATACATCTACAAAAGACTTACAAATAGTAAGTAATATAAAGGTATCAGTAAACTATCAAATTCAAGGTGATAAGGCAATTGCTTTATATAAAAATGTAGGAACTAACTATAAAGAAAATATATTAGAACCAGCAATACAAGAAACAATTAAGGCAACTATTTCACAATACACTGCCGAAGAACTTGTAACAAAAAGAAGCGAAGTATCATTAAAAATAAGTGAAAACTTAAATAATAGAATTAAAGATTATGGGATCAAATGCGTAGCAATATCAATTAAGAATTTTGATTTTAGTCAAGCATACAACCAAGCAATTGAACAAAAAGCAGTTGCAGAACAAAACGTGTTAAAAGCACAACAAGAATTAGAAAAATCAAAAATTGAGGCTGAACAAAAATTAGTAGAAGCAGAAGCAACTAATAAAGCAAATCAATTATTAAGACAAAATGTTACTGACGAAGTATTAACTAAACAATTTATTGAAAAATGGGATGGCAAATTGCCTACAACATACGCTGGCAATGACATTTTAGGAATATTTAATTTAAAATAGGGGGAAATATGTTTAAAATCAATAATATAGTAATTGAAGATGGCGACATACAAGGAATAACAATTATAAACAACAAATGTTATGTTAACGGAAAAGAATATAATATAAATGATTATTCAAATGAAAAAATTGTTAATATTGAAGTTCAAGGAAATGTCAATGGAGATGTAAAAACAAATGGCACTGTTTCTATAACAGGCTCTTGTAAAAACATAGAAACCAATGGAGTAGTAAATATTGGTGGAAATTGTGAAAATATAGATACAAACGGAAGTGTTACATGCTATGGAGATATAAATGGAGATATTGATGCAAATGGTAATGTATCTTTAAGGAGAAAATAATATACAACAAAAATGAAATCAAAAAAACATACAAAATTAAAAAATAGAAGAAAAGGTCAAACTTTTGAACAACATATATTTGAATGCCCAATATGTGGTAATATTTATACACTATTTAGACCCATAGGGAGATTAAGAGAAAAGAACCATAAAAAGTGGTTGTGGTGTTATAAATGTAAAAAGAAGATTAATTTTATAGAGTTAGGAAATTTTAGGGAGGAAATATGAAAAAGGGATTTACTTTAATAGAACTTTTAGCAGTAATAGTAATACTTGCAATTATTGCTTTAATAGTTACACCAATGATTTTGCCACAATTTGAAGATAAATATAATAAGATTGTTTGTATCGTTGATGGAAAAACAAGAGAAATGAATATTGATGAGGTTATTAATAATTCAGATAAAAGTATAAAATTTAAAAGTGGTGGAAAAATATACGAATTTTCAAAAAATAATTGTTATTTAGTTAAAGAATAGGAGGATTTATGGAAAAAGGTGGAATAGGATTTTGTGGACTATTAACTATAGTGTTCATAGTTCTAAAATTATTAAAAGTTATTAGTTGGAGTTGGTTATGGGTATTAAGCCCATTATGGATGCCTACTGCTATTGTAATATTGCTAGTAATGGTATGTTCAATTTTAATAACAAAAAGATAGGAGATTTATATGAAAAAAATAATTAGTTTTTGGGAAAACCAAAGCAAAACAGGTAATACATATTATAGTGGTAAATTAGGAGAATTAGATTTAATAGGATTTAAAAATAGTCAAAAGAAAAATGAAAAAGAACCTGACTTAATATTCTATTTAAGAGACGAAAAGCCTAAAAAAGAAGAAACAACAATTTACACAAAAGACATAGATGTAAATGATATGTTTGATGAAGTTGAAATTACAGACAACCTACTAGATTAATTTTAAAGCCTAAATTTAAAGAATTGTGGTTTGCTAGTATGTTTGTATTACCTGGCACCATAATTCTTTAAAATGGATTATAATAACAAATAAGAAAGGGTGATTTGAATTATGTTCAAGAAAAAAGTTTTAAAAGAAGATAATTTAGTTTTACTGCATGGCGAATGTGATAATTGCGGTGCTCCATTAAAATATAATAAGGAAACCCTTGAATGTAAATGTGAATATTGTAGAACTGAATATTATGTTACTAATGATGGTATAATAGAAGGAATGTTAATAAGACTTAAAATTCATGGGAAAGAAAAAGTATTCTATATTGGACGTGAAGAATACCATAAAATATTCGGCAATGATACTTGTAGGGATATTAACGGTAGGTTGATGTCAAATTGTATTGCCGTTAAAATGAAATTAGAATTAATCGAAGTGTGAGGTGACTTAGATGGATTTAGTAAATGACTTGCAATCTTTAATAGATAAATTAAATATTTCTATAAAAAGTTTGGCGGAAAATGGTAAAGCATTATGTCAAGCAGAATACGAATATAAAATTCTTTTAAGGCAAGAAGCATTAAAATTAAGACAAGAAAAAGGTATGCCAGTAACTTTAATAAGTCAAATTATTTATGGTGTTCCTGAAGTTGCAAAAAAACGATTGGATCGTGATATTGCAGAAACTTACTATAATACTAATCAAGAAAAAATAAATGCTTTAAAATTACAAATTAGGGTTATTCAAAGCCAAATAGAAAGGGAATGGAATAATACTAATGGATAAACGATTTAGCATAATAACAAATGATTTAGAACATTGTATTGAATGTGGAAGACCTTACATTAACAAGCACGAAATATTTTATGGAACAGGTAAAAGACAATTAAGTATAAAATACGGATTAGTAATTCCATTATGTCAACAAAATCATCACAATCAATTTCAATGTAAAGGAATACACTTTGATACTAAATTATGTGATAAATGGCATAAAAAAGGGCAACAAATTGCTATGGATTATTATGGATGGACTAAGGAAGATTTTATAAAAATTTTTGGGAGAAACTACTTATGAAGATAAAACAAGATATATTAAACAAATTAGTAAATAATTCTATAACATCAAAGCAAAACAAATATCATAATAAAAAAGTGTATTATGATGGGCATTGGTTTGATAGTCAAAAAGAAAAAGCATATTATATAAAACTAAAACTAATGGAAAAAGCAAATGAAATATTTGGTTTAGAATTACAAAAAGAATTTGTATTAATAGAAACATTTAAGTTGAATGATAAAACATTTAGAAAAATGTCATATAAAGCAGATTTTACATATTTGGATTGTGATGGTAAATATCATGTAATAGACACAAAGGGATTTAGAACAAAAGAATATTTATTAAAAAAGAAACTTATGGCTTGGAAATATGGAATAGAAATTGAAGAAGTATAAACTTTTCAATTTTTTATAAAAATAGCATTGACATAAAAGCACTACTTTGATACAATTAATGTGTTAGAAAGGTGGATAGAAAATGTATGAGATAAAAGACAAGTCAAAGTTAAGTATTATGAACATAAGTGAAATGGCTAGAAAAATAGGTGTAGATAGGTCAACACTTTGTAGAATATTTAATAGAAAACAAAAATGTTCCAAAATAATGGCATACGCAATTGTAAAGTCAATTAATGAAAAATTAGAAATTGATGATTACTTTGAAAGGGTAGAATAATATGACAAGGGATAGTTTTATATTTTACAAAAGTTTTTATGATAGTATAAAAGAACTTGATCCATTGGATCAAGCTCAAATATACAATGCAATTTTTTATTATCAATTTGAAGGACACGAACCTAAATTGAATGGTGTTGCTAAAAGTATATTTACACTTATTGTACCACAATTAGACGCAAATAACAAACGATACATAAATGGATGCAAAGGTGGAGCGCCAAAAGGTAATCAAAATGCTACCAAAAAACAACCAAAAAACAACCAAGATTTAACCAAAAAACAACACAATGAAAATGATAATGTAAATGATAATGAAAATGATAATGATACTGATAGTATTATTACTAATACTATATACGATTACGTTGAACAAAATTTTTGTCGCACACTATCACCAGCAGACTATGAACAAATAAGTGAATGGGAAGATAATGAATTAACAAGATATGCTATTAAAAAAGCAGTAACAAATAATAAATGTAGCACCGGATACATTAATGGCATATTAAATGGATACAAAAGAAACAACATAACAACGATACAACAAGCATTAAACGAAGAAGAAGAATTTAAAAAAAGAAAAGAAGAAAACGTTAAATATGCTGGTATGAGTTATCAAGAAAAAAAGCATTTAAAAGAACAAGAACTTATGGATAAATGGGTAAAGAAAGGGGAAAATAATGAATAGGATAGAAGTAAAACAAATATTAGATAAAATAAAAGCATTTAGACAATTTTTTGAAATTACAAACAATCTTATGGATGAATGGATTAAAATATTAACCCCTTATAGATATGAAGATGTTAATAAAAGGCTAGATGAATATTTTAGGGATACAACCACATTTGGGCAATATCCAGACGCATATTATCTAACAAAGTATTTAAAAACTGAAGAAGAACTATCAAAGACACAAGAAGTAATTGCAAGATGCCCTATTTGTAATGAACAATTGCCATACAATGATTTAGATGAACATTATGATAGATGTTCTAATATTGATTATATTATTGTGCAAAGTGAAAAGTATTTGAATAGATCATTTGGCAAAGAAAAACTATGGGCTATGGATAAATCTACATTTGATAAATTTTATATCAAAGTATGTGAAGAAATATTTAAAGTGATGCCAGACGGATGGCAAAAACATGTTTTAGAAAATGTAATACTAACGTATTATGGTAAAGAACCAAAATATAGTGTTGAAGAAATTGAGGAGTTAATATGAGTTTAACAAAAGCAATAGAAAGTGGCAAAGAACACAGAATACAATATGGCGAAAAAGGAACTTCATATGCAAAGTTAGTAGACGCAACTTGTAGAAATCACGGAAGTTGTATTTATTGTTTAAACAATAGAACCCACAAATCAAAAAGAATGAAAGAGGAAATTAAAAGCAAAATGAAGGAGGAATATTAATTATGGCAATTAAAACAATTATAGGAAAAACTAATGATAGTGAATTAAAAAGGGTACAAGGAATACTATTTCATCAAATGGTAAGACTAGATGATGACGAGTTAATGAAAACATATAACAAGAGAGAAATAGCAAGAGCAGGTGCTTTATCACAACAAGCAAGTGCTTATGTTAAATCAGTAGCAACTCAAATTAAAGTAGTTGAATTATCTGGTAAATATAACTGTGAGCCTAATGATATGAACGAATTTTTAGGTATAAAAATAGTAGAACCTGAGAAAATTGCAAAAAGTAAATTAGAACAACAACTAGATAAATTTAATGCTGAAAGAGAAGATTAACAATGTGGGCATTAACTACACAAGAAAAATATAATTATTTTAAAAGTATTGTTGTAGGGCATACTACCCAAGAAATATTAGAATTGTGGTACAAAAAGTTCGGGGAAACAAAGAATGAACTTTGGGTTAGAGATATTAAACGAAAATATAAGTTTTACTCAGGTTTAGATACTAGATTTAAGAAAGGTGAAATACATTATTATTACACAGTGCCTATAGGAAGTGAAATAACCATAGGTAGAGGTAACATTAAAATAAAAATAGCTCAACCAGATGTTTGGGTTTACAAACATAAATGGGTATGGGAAAATGCAAATGGTAAAATGCCTAAGGATAAAGTTTTAATATTCTTAGATGGAAACAAAAATAATTGTAGTTTATCTAATTTAGAATTGGTAGACAGAAAAGAAGAACTTATAATGGCTAGAAAAGAGTTATTCTTTAATCATATTAAATTAACAAAAACTGGAATATTAATAGCAAAATTAATAGTAAAAACAAAGGAGATTAAATAATATGTTTATATTAGGAATTGTAATAGGCTTAATAGTAGATTTTATGTTAGGACGCATTATAGCATCAAGCAAGTTTGGAGAATAAATATGGAACAAACAATATTTGATATGTTGTATCCTAAATATAAAATAGAAAAACCAATAAGACTAATAGAATTTTTTGCAGGTTATGGTAGTCAAGCACTAGCTTTGAAATATTTAGGTGTACCATTTGAACATTGGAAAATATGTGAATGGGCAGTTAAAAGTATTCAAGCATACAAAGATATACATTTTAATACTTGCTATGCTGATACTGATTATAATTATGCACACGGAATTTTAAAAGAAGATTTAGCAGATTATTTATTTAATAAAGGTATATCAAATAATTACAATGAACCTATGACTAAACAACAAATTGAAAGATTAAGTGAGGAACAATTAAAAACTATTTATAATAACATAGTAATTACTCATAATCTAGTAAATATACAACAAGTAAAAGGTAAAGATTTAGATATAGTAGATAAAGATAAATATGATTATATATTAACTTATTCATTTCCTTGCCAAGATTTAAGTTTAGCAGGTAAAGGCGAAGGAATGAGTGATACATCTACTCGTTCTGGTATGTTATGGGAAGTTGAAAGAATATTGAAAGAATTAAAAGAAACTGATAGTCTGCCACAAGTATTATTAATGGAAAATGTACCACAGGTACATGGTGCAGATAATGTACAAGACTTTAATAAATGGCAATTAAGACTTGAAGAACTAGGATATAAGAACTATTGGCAAGATTTAATAGCTACTGATTATGGAATACCGCAAACAAGAAATAGATGTTTTATGGTATCAATATTAGGAGATTATAATTACACATTTCCTAAACCTATACCACTTAAATTAAAACTAAAAGACTTATTAGAAGATAATGTAGATGAAAAATACTATTTAAGTGATGATTTAATGCAACATATACAAAAAACTGCAGAAGAACACGAAGAATATACTCAATATGAAAGATATAATGGTGATTTAGAAATGTGGTGTAGAATATGGAAAGACAAAAACCCCACATTAAATACTAAATGTCAAGACACAAAAATATATTGCAATAATAAATCGTTAAAAGAAACACTAGAACAAAATGAAATAGATGATACTTGTTATATAGATACATACAACAAAAAAATAGATAAAGAAAAAGCGAGTACTATTACAACAGGAGTAAGTTTTAGAAATAACACTTTTTTGGCAATTAAAAATGCAACCAAAAAAGGATACCTAGAAGCAGAAGATGGTGATGGTGTAGATATATCTAGTAGAATGGAACACCATAGGGGTACAGTACAAAAAGATAAAACGCAAACAATTACCACAATGGGTGGCGAAAATAATGGCGTAGTTGTTAATGATTTAAGAATAAGAAAATTAACTCCAAAAGAATGTTTTAGACTAATGGGTGTTAAAGATGAAGATTTTGAAAAATGTGCTAAAAATCAAAGTGATAGTTCACTATACCATTTAGCAGGCGATAGTATAGTGGTAAATGTATTGATGGCAATATTCTCACAACTTATTGACAAACAAAGATAATTTTGATATACTCTTTGTAGATAATAAAGGGTGATATGTGTGTTTGAATTGTGCGTCAATTGGAAATTAAAAGATATTCAAGATAACATAGAGGCATTGAAATCTCAATATGATAGGGATTTAATGCCTTTTTTATGTATTAGATTGAAAGAAAAACAACAATTTACGCATAGTATAAAAACAAAAATTTTTAGTTGTAAAAATATACAATATTGGCAACGTGAAAAATTATGGGAAACATTAAATGGGGATTGTGACATAGAAACATTTAAACAGATTGGAGGATGAATATGAGTTTAAATACGTTTGTAAGTGGTGCTTGGGTAGTAATAATAGTAATATTAGTTATTGCGTGGATAAGATCTAAAAAATTATGAAATATATAGTTTATGTAAAGCATACCACTTGGGAATACTTGTCATTAAAATTTGACATAATAGATGCTATAAAGGAAATTAGAAAGGATTTTAATGAAAGTTCAAGAGCAGAATATATGATAATTGAAGATGATGGACGTTCACAATTTCCCATAGTATTTTTACAAGGCAAAGATGATTATTATAAACTAATTCAAAGTTTTGAAAAAGAAATTAAACAAAAATCAAAAAAAATTAAAAAAAGTATTGACACTATATAACAAATATGTTACAATTATTCTAGCAAAGGAAAAACATAAAGCATAAAAAATTAAATTAAACACTCTAACAGCAAAATTTTACGTAAAACATTTTGGAGATGATTTTTAGGAAGTGAAAAAACATTTTTTACATACGTATAGAGTGTTGTGTGCTTTATGTTTGGAACTGATTTGCTCAGTTCCTTTTCTATTAATTAGGAGGAGATATAAATGAATGAATTAGAAAAAATATTTGCTACTAAAAAAACTGAAAATGGTGACATAGCATACAAGACAACTGGAAATAACTTAACAGACTTATTCTTTATGACTGCTTATTTTGAAAAACACTTAGACCAAGTAAAAATCGGTGAAAGTGAAAAAGAAAAAATATTTTCAATGTTTGTGCGTGATCCTAGATTTGGTTTAGGACGTAGGGATTTAGGTAGAAAATTAATGGAATTATCAAAAGTAGAACCTAATAATGTGGTAATGGCTGGAAGATATGACGACTTGTGGCACATTCCAACAAGTTTTAATTTAGGATATTTAAAAGCAAAATTATTTGAAGAAAAGGATGAACTTGCTAAGAAATGGATGCCAAGATTAACTGGTAAAAATAAAAAAATTGCTAAGGCATTATGTAAAATGTGGGGTATAAATGAAATAAAATATCGTAAATTGATCAAAACTGATAAAACTACTGAATATAAATTATCTTATGCTGAAGTTGAAGAAGTAATTGAACCAACGCGTTTAGGTGCAATATTTAATGAGAAACCAATTATTAAATATAAACACCCATTAGTTGATAAAATAGACTTTGAACAAGTACCAAGTTTGGCAATGACTAAGTATTTACACACATTTTCAACTAGAGAAGATTTAAAAGACAGATTTGAGGAATACATAAAATCAGTAAAAGAAGAAAAAGCAAAAATCAATACAAAAACTACTAACGTGTATGACGGATATAAAGTCGCTACTCGTAACGCATATTTATCACAAGAAGTTGAAAATGAAGCGAGAGAAGTAATAAGCAAAAAAATAGTAGATGAAGCAGTTTTAGACGTTGAAATGGATGCAATAGTTATTTTAGACACAAGCGGTTCTATGGGTGGTTTCAGTTATTACGATAATATGCCACGAGAAGGCTCAAATTTAGAAAAAGCGATGTCATTAGCGTATGCGTTATCTATTAAATCAACGTATGCACCAAACCAATTAATTTCATTTAGTTCAAGCCCACGATTAATGAAAATAAAAGGCGACACAATGAAAGAAAAATATGGATCTATGTACACAGGCGATTGTTCAAATACAGATTTTGGTGCGGTAATGAAATTATTACAAAAATTAGAAAAGTATCCAGAATACTTAATTGTAATAAGTGATATGGAATTTGACTATGGTTCAAATCAATCAAAAAACGAAACAATGAAAATGTTTAAAGAACGTGGAGCAAACACCAAAATTATTTGGTGGAATTTAGATGATAGAAATAAAACAGTACCAGAGTTTGATGAATACGGAAATATATTTTTAAGTGGGTATAACTTACAAATATTAAAATTATTAGAAAACAAATTTGATATGACAAGTTATATAGACAAAGTGTTAGAAGATTATAGAAAGAAGGTAGGTGTATAATATGGCTCCAGACAATAGATTAACAAGTGGATTTGCACAATATATAATGACTGATTTTGGTTATAAACCTATTACATTAACAGTATCAGGAACACATTTCATTACAAATTTAAAAATAAACAAATACATCATAAATGATGGTGCTACAATTCTATTTTGGAATGATGATACTAAAACAATAAGTAAAAGAAGTAAAGAAGACAAATTTGATAAAGAACTTGGTTTTCTATTTGCTTACTTCTATAAAAAATTTAATGGTAGCAAAGCAAGTATGAAAAGAGTTATTAATACAATAGATTATAAAAAAATAAAAACTTTCTTATTTGAATTTTATGTAAATGACAGTTGTCAAGAACCAGATAAAGCAAGAAAATTTTTAAGTAATTTAAAGGTTGAAAATAAATAAAATTTGTGATATAATTTAATTAATAAAAGGTCATACAGCAAATATCGTGCAAAGCACACCAAACTTTTACTTTGGCTTACATTGATCTTTGTTAAACGAGTTAATAACAAAAGGCACTAAACAGCAATACCTTACGCATAGGTTGGTGGTTAAACTTTTGCTCCATTGTTTTTTAAAAAAGTGCCTTGCTTAAATAATAAATAAATATAAATACTCATACAGCAAAAAATTCCAATCCACGGATGTATACGTTGGTTCAAATCCAACACAGGCAATACGCCTGTTAGTCAAGAGGTTAAAGACGCATTAAAAAACGAGTATTGTTAAAATAAAAAATAATTAAAGCGTGTTACAGCAAAACAATTTAGGTTAATGCAAATGACTTGTAATCATTTATTCGTTGGTTCAAATCCAACTTCAACTCAATGTTGAATAGCAAAGAAATAATAAACACGCTTGTTAAAATTGAGCGGTATATCAATTTGGTGGATTTCTTGATTTGGGATCAAGAGGGTGCAGGTTTAAATCCTGTCCGCTCAACCATGATGATGGTTTACTCAAGTAGTTAAGAGGATTGTTTGCTAAACAATTAGGCCAACTATGTTGGTGCAAAGGTGCAAATCCTTTAGCCATCGCCATTGACAAGTGTTCGGGTGGTGAGGAAGCGGTCTTGAAAACCGTTGGTCAAAAATTGACTTGTAGGTTCAAATCCTATGCTTGTCGCCAATAATGATTAATACTAAGATGTCATCTATTTTAGGTGGCATAGAGCAAATATATAATGGCAAAACCCCTAAAATGACTAGAATGAGCCGAGAACTGTTAAGGGGTTATCTGTAGGTTCTCTATATTTGTTCTATGGTGCTTACAATAAGCATCATTAGTGTTTAAATGTGTATAACCCTTTATCGTATAGAAAAAGAAAGGAGTTATACAAAAAATAATGTGTTGATATACCCAAAATAACATTATTATGTCATCTATTTTAGATGACACTAGGATAGATATAATAACTCAACTAGATAGAGTGTGGTGCGTACGCAAATCTTAATAACCAGGACACGTGAGTTGTAGGTGCAAGTCCTACTTATATCTATTCTAGTGTTGTCTACAATAAGACAACTAGTTTGTTATTTTGTCTACTAGTTAGGTAGCCTAGAGTAGATATAATGACATCAGCTGAAATACACTCTTTTTAGAGGCAGGTAGTTGTGAATAAAAGTATATGTTTGAATAAACGACTTTTATATCTATTCTAGGGTGTCTATAAGACACTGATGTGTATTTAATTGTGTTACCTTTTATAGGTAGCATTGAGTAGATATATAACTGTAGTTGTATTCGGTGGTAGTGGCTAGAGCAACGCAACACTATGTATTATCTTATATCTATTCAATGGTGCTTATAAGGTGTGGCTGAGTACCACATTACTATGGCACAAAACAATGCTTTTAAATGATGATATACATGAATATAAGTGAATGCTTATTACTTGGTACCCGTATATCATATTCTACTCAAGAAGTAAGCAAATCACTATCTTTTATAGGTAGTGTACTGATGATATATATCACTCATTCTTACTCTTTCAAGGAAAGTGGGAAAGGGAAATCTAGGCTAGTAAATATATCATTAGTACAGTACCTATAAAGAGTACTATTCATATTTAACATGATGGCATACTAATTTTTGTAAGTCATCACCCCTTTCATGCTACGGAACACTGCGAGTGTTCTTTTTTTGATATTTTACAAATTTGACTTTTAGTGTTATAATAACAATGTAAGTAGGTAGGTGATATTATTAACATTAATCAAGCAATAGATAGATTATTATTAATAGCATCTAAAGAACATGATATTTTTTATATGGAAAAAAGAACATACAAAGACATGAAATGTTATAAGTTTTATATTTTAAAAATAGATAATGAAACGGAAGAATTTAAAGGTAAGATAGAATTACTATACTATCTAAAGGAGATGGTATAATTGGGTAAACTTACAGATAAGCAAAAGAAAAAAATTATTGCCGATTATATTGAATGTCGTAACAATAGTGAAGTTGCTAGAATGAATGGTGTTAGCGAAAGCACTGTTAGAAGAATTGTCAAAAGCGGTGACAATGAAGAAATAACGAGATTAAGCGAACAAAAAAAACAAGAAAATACACAATCTACAATAGAATATATGCAAACGCAACACGAAACAAAGAAAAGAATACTTGATAAAATATTAAAAGCGATAGAAGATAAAGCTGAAAATATAGATTTACTTACCAATATAAAGGATTTAGCAACCGCATATGGAATTATACTAGATAAGGAACTAAAAGTATTAGAACTACAAAAGAATTCTGCAACGGATAAAGAATTATCTAAGGTACAAGAATTACTATCTAAAATTGAAGATGAGGCAAATAGATGATTTTAAGTGATAAGCAAAAGGAATTCATAAGAAATGCACATCATAGGTATAATTTTAAAGTAGGTGCAAGAAGATGTGGGAAAACTTATTTAGATAATCTTTATATAATCCCAAAACGTATAATGGAACGTAAAGGATTAGATGGACTATATTGTATATTTGGTGTATCTAAAGGAACAATAGAACGAAATGTATTGCAACCATTAAGACAAATATATGGTAAAACTCTAGTTGGAACAATTAGTAGTGACAATACTGCAAGAATATTTGGCGAACAAGTTTATTGTCTTGGATGTGAAAAAGTAAATCAAGTAAGTAAAATACAAGGTACGTCTATTAAATATGCTTATGGTGATGAAATTGCCAAATGGAATGAAGAAGTATTTGTAATGATCCAAGCGTCACTAGACAAAGAATATTCATGTTTTGACGGGGCTTTAAACCCTGAAAACCAAAACCATTGGTTAAAAAAGAATTTCTTAGACCAAGTAGATGAAAAAGGTTTAGATGTATATGTACAACACTACACAATATTTGACAATCCATTTCTTAGTAAAGAATTTGTAGATAATCTTTGTAAAGAATACGAAGGTACTGTTTACTATGATAGGTTAATATTGGGATTATGGAAAAATGCAGAAGGTATTATATATAGACAATTTGCAGATAATCCAAGTTTGTATATAAAAGATAATGCGATAGATGACCACGGAAATAAAATAAATTTCATGATTATTTCAATAGGAATAGACTATGGTGCAACGGAAGGTGAAACGGAATTTAAAGCGACTGGAATAACACCATATTTTAGACAAGCGTGGACGTTAGATGAAGAAAAGTTAAGTGGTTTGCATTCACCGGAACAAATGTATGAAAAGTTTGTTGAATTTTATAATAGAGTTGTAAAAGACTATGGCAAAGTAACACATGCGTATGCCGATTATGGTGCATTAGGGCAAGTATTAACTTATGGTATGAATAAGTATTTAATGCAACACAAAATACCAATACAAGTAAATGATTGCATAAAAGGGCGTATAGTTGATAGAATTGAACTAGATTGCCATTTATTTGGGCAAAAAAGACGCTTTATTTTGAGAAAATGCAAATATTTAATTGAAGCATATACACAAGCGTTATGGGATGAAAAACACGAAGATGAACGATTAGATGATGGAACAACACCAATAGACGATTTGGATGCTAGTGAATATAGCATGTTCCCGTTCTATGATAAATTTATGATGAATATTAATGGAGGGTAATTAGATGAAATTAGATGATTTTTTAGTTAGAGCATACGGGTATAACCCAGACGTTAAAAACGTAATACAAACATACATTGACCAATGGAAAAGTTGGTATGTTGGTAATGTTAAGTCTTTCCATAATTATTACATATACAATGGTAATAAAAAAGTAAGACAAAAAAGATTTACAATGAACATGGCGAAAGAAATAAGTGAAGATTGGAGCGACATTTTATGGAGCGAAAAATGTGAAATATCACTTAAAGATGAAAGTTCACAAAATCAATTCAATGATTTAATAAATGATTTGGATTTATATTCTGTAATTAATCAATTAATTGAAAAGTCTGGTGCGTTAGGAACAGAAAGTTCCGTTGTTAGCGTATATGATATAGTATTTAATGGCGACGAAATGACACTAGATGTATCAAATGCTAAAACTAGGGTTGATTTAGTAGATATTGATTGGATTTATCCATTAAGTTGGAATAACAAAGGAATTACTGAATGTGCTTTTGGTAGTGTAGAATATAAAAAAGGGCAAAAATATGTGGTTTTAACAGTACATAAAATTAACGAAATAAATGGAAATTACGTTATTTATAATCACTTATTCCAAGAAACAAATGGTACATTAACTGAAATAGAACAAAAAGATGATACATTCAAAGTTTTTGATACAAAAGCAAATATACCTTGGTTTTCTATATTTAAGCCACTATTAACAAACAATTTGTTTAATAATAGCCCTTTTGGAATACCACATTACGCAAATGCTATTGACAATATGAAAGCAGTAGATATTTCTTTTGATGCCTTAAAGAATGAAATAAAAGACGGCAAAAGAAGAACATTTGTAAGAGCTGAAATGATGAACTATGATGATGGAACACAAAAAATGACATTTGATCCAGAAGATACAACTGTTTACCAATTGCCAAATGGTGCAACAAAAGACGATTTAATACAAAGTGATAGTCAAGAATTAAGAACCGATAAACAAATCAAGACTTTAAATACAAACTTAAATATTTTAGGCAATAAAGTTGGATTTGGTGAAAATCACTATCATTTTGATGGAACAAATCTAAGTACTGCAACAGCAGTTGTATCAAGTAATAGTAAATTGTTTAGACGTAAGAAAAAACTTGAAACAGGGTATGAAAGTTCCATATATGACTTAATAAAAGCAATATGCTATGCATCAAGCGAATTCGGTAAATATAACATTAATAGTGAAGATATGGTTATTAAATTTGATGATAGTATTGTTGAAGATAAAGAAGCTGAAAGTAATAGGGCATTACGTGAAAAAAGTGCTGGTGTAATAAGTGCAGTTGAATATCGTATGCGAATATTTGGTGAAACAAAAGAAATTGCTGAAAAAGCAATAGCAGAAATGAAAGAACAAGAACCAAGTTTAAATGACATGATGAATATAAGTAACGAATAATGGGTGATGAATTGTGATAGATGAAAAGACAATAGATTTAATAATAGAAAGACTAAACGAAAGAATAAGGAAATCTAATCAACTATATTTAGAAAATATAGGCAAATCTATCAAGAAAATACGCAATTTAACACCTAGTCAAGCACAAACATTGGTACAAATACTTAAATATGGTGGTAATTATGATGAAATTATTAACCAAATGAGCAAATATACCAATATGAATGTTAATGAAATAGATGAAATATTTTCTAATTTTGCTAAAAAAGACCAATTATTCTATGAAAAGTTTTACGACTATAAGAATATACCTTTTGTACCTTTTGACGAAAATAACGCCATAAAAACGCAAACTATGGCATTATCTAACATAGTAAAAAACGAAATGTACAATTATTTAAGGACAAATGTGTTAGGATACACCATAAGTGATGCAAATGGCAAACTTGTTTTTAAAGGTTTAAGGGAAACTTATAATGAATTATTAGACACAGCATTATTAAATGTTGGGCAAGGAAAAGAAACGTTTGATAGTGCTATGACTAAAATATTAAAAGACATTGGAAAAAGTGGGATAAAAACACTTAATCATGCAAGTGGTAGAACAATAAGATTAGATAGTGCCATTAATATGCATTTAAAAAGTAGATTACGCGAATTGCATAATGAAAATCAAAAAATATATGGTGAAGAATTTGGAGCTGATGGCATTGAAATATCCGTTCATATAAATCCAGCACCGGATCATGAAAAGGTACAAGGACGTCAATTCAGCAATAGAGAATATGAAAAACTTAATAATGGTCAAATAGCAAAGGATTATAAAGGTAAATTTTATACGCTAGATCATGACCTAAAGAATGGTTATAGGCCAATAAGCGAAATGAATTGCTATCATTACATATTTAGTATAGTTTTAGGTGTAAGTAATCCAGAATATACCGATAAAGAATTAAAAGAAATAATAAACAAAAATGAAGAAGGATTTTACTTATACGATAAAAGAAGCGGTAAAAAAATACACTATACAAATTATGATGGAACACAATTGCAAAGGAACATTGAACGCAAGATACGTGAACAAAAAGATATACAAATATTAGCAAAAGAAAGTGGCAATGAACCTTTAATGCTGGAAAGTCAAAACAATATAACTCTTTTAACAAGACAGTATAAGGAATTAAGTGATAAGTCAGGCTTACCTACACAAATGGATAGATTACGTGTGAGCGGTTATCGTAGAACAAAAACATTAAAATAAAAAGGAGGAACAACATGTCAACAATGATAGGAGCTGCAATTAGCACAGCGGTAACAATAGTGATAGGATGGCTTTTCGGTTATTTTTCTAATGCTGCTAAAAATTATAAACTACAAAGGGATGAAATATTAAAAGAAATTAAGCAGCTTAAAGAAACTCAAATGGAAGATATGAGGAATGATTTAACAAATAAATTTTATGTATATGATGCTATGGAAGAAGTAGAAGATTATTTAGTAATGGCATTTAGAAAAAAATGTGAAAGATATTTTGAAATGGATGGGGATACTTGGATACACCCAATGTATGATAAATCCTTCAAGTGGAAACTTAAAAAAACAGGATATTTGGACTAATTATTGACTTATTTCTAATAAACCTATATAATAACAAATGGGGGAGTTGGAATAGATGCTAGAAATAGTATCTTTTTTGTTTTATAGGGAGGTTTTAATGTTTAAAGATTATAATAAATATTTATCCGCAAGTCTTAAAGTGTATCTATTTGTCTTAACGATAATATTTATACTTAAATTAGTAGGATTAGATTGTTTCGGTATTGATACAAATAATGAACTTATTTGCAAAATGAATGAAATACTAATAAACAATAAATGGTTAGCGATATTTAAGTCATTGACTATATTGTCAATACAATTCTATTTTTATTTATGTATAGTATGTAATAAAAGAAGATTATATTTTGCATCATTTATTGGTGGCCTACTAAACATAATAATTCAAATAATATTAATGCAATATTTGAAAATGAATAGTTTATATTCAATATTAAGCATATCAATAATGATTGTAATACCAATGATTGTTAGTAAGAAAATAATGTTTAAAAGGCAAATAAAATATGTTTTACTAATTACGCTATATCAAGCAATATCATTAATGGTTAGAAATTTAAGTTTTAACTACGAATATGGCAACTATATTGTAGACACTATATTAAATTTAGACCAATTGTTGCTTTTAGCGATCACATACACAGTATATTTTATAAAGAAGGAGGGATTACAATGCCAGGAACAGATAGTTGGATTATCTTTGCTAAAGAAGATAAACTTAAAGAATTCGCTAAAAAGATTGCAAAGAAACTTGCATAATTTTAGAAAGTTAGAAAAAGTAGAAAAATTATCAATAATAATATATTTAATTTTTAGTTCAATTTGGAACACATTAAGTTTAGTTTTAATCTTAATAGTAGCACGATTAAATAATACTTTTATTGAATGTTTATTTATATTAACTTCATTTTGGTTGACCAAAAGAACATTTGGTAAGGCATTTCATTTATCAAGTATGTCAAAGTGTTTTATTGTTTCTAACTTAACATATTATGCTTTGAATAGAATAACAACTCCTCTTGGAATTAGCATATTTGTTCCAATATTGCTTGGTGTTGGCTTATCTTACTTTACTTCAAAATTAGTAAAGAAAACATATAAACCATTATATAAAGGGATGCCAGAAGATTTGTTTAATGAAACCATATTGAAAGTTACAGATAAAGATAGTACTAAATATAAAATATGTTATGATTTTT